TAACTACACTAGATCAAACCAACCCGGAAGTTGCGATTGCCTATGATACACTGTTACAGGTGTCACGAGAGGTACAAGCCGAAGGATGGACTTTCAATAGAGAGTATCATTACACTGATCTTAAACCTGATGTTAATAAAGAAATACTTATACCTAATAATATTATACAAATCAAACTCTCAGAAGATTCACAGAACACTACTCACGATGGGATTAGAAGATCAGGTAAGTTGTATGATAGACAGAATCATACATACCAGTGGGACTATAATCCTGAGTTTGATATAATCTGGTACTTTGATTGGATTGATTTACCAGACCCAATACAAAGTTATATTACAGCCAGAACTGCGGCACTTGTATCTGGTAAGATAGTAGGAGACGACGATCAGTATGCTCGTTTACAACAACAAGAAGCCCTTGCTAGATCAACAGCTATGGAGTACGAAACAAGTCAAGGACAGTTTACTATGTTTGGACATCCTCAAGGACAGCAGAACTACTATCAAAGCTATCAACCATTTCACGCTTTACAACGATAATGCCCTCAGTCACACAACGAGTTGACAACTATCTAGGTGGAGTATCTAGACAAGCAGATGACAAAAAACTTCCCGGTCAAGTAGAAGAGTGTCTTAACGGATACCCTGACCCAACCTTTGGTCTGACTAAAAGACCGGGATTTAAATGGATTACTAACTTAGGTAGTGGCACTACATACGACAACTCAAAATGGTTCTACATTTCTAGAACTGATACCGAAAAATATATAGGATGTATTACACCAGCATCAGGAGGCTCTACAGGGGGCATCTTTATCTGGAATGCTATATCTGGCAACCCTGCTACTATAACTTATGGCACAGGGGCACAGGCATACCTTACAGCAACTTCACGTAACGATTATGATGTATTGACTGTACAAGATACAACCATTATAACAAACAAAACAAAAGAAATAACTACAAGAACTCCGCCATCAGGGTTTACAGCTAATAGTCAAGCTACAATTAAATTAGTAGGTGATATAGCAAACGCAACCTTTGAATTAAAAATTAACTCAACAAGTGTAAACGTTAGCTATACTGCTGGTAGTAGCGACAGATACGACACAGTATTAAGTACATTAGAGTCCTACATAACTGGTTTAGGTCAAGGATATAATATAGTAAAAACTGCCGATAGTTTGCATCTAAGTCGTTCAACAGCATTTACTATCACAGGTACTGGTGGTCGAATTGGTAACAAACTTGTAATATTTCAAGATCAAGTTTCATCAATAGGTGACTTACCAAATGAAAGCAAACATGAGCATGTTGTTAAAATACTTAGTAGTGGTGCTGCAAGTGCAGCATATTACATGAAGTATACGGCAGATAATACTACATCTGGTCCCGGATTCTGGTCAGAATCTATAGGACCGAATGTATCTTTAGGCCTTGAAAATACTTCAATGCCTCATGAATTAATCAACCCAAGTTTAGATAATTTTACTTTTAGAACTATCTCTTATACTGACAGATTAGTTGGTGATGATGAGACTAACAAGCATCCATCATTTGTAGGCAGAACAATTCAACAAGCATTTTTCCACAATAATAGACTTGGTTTTATTTCTACAGATAATGTATCTTTAAGTCAGTCAGCTGAGTTTTTTGAATTTTATCATACATCTGCACAGCTTGTTACAGATGCAGACCCAATAGACATTAGAGCTGCAACTACTCGACCTGCTGCACTTCATAGTGTATTACCAACTACTCAAGGTTTAGTTTTATTTAGTGCTGACCAGCAATTTTTGATGTCATCCGCTAACGGTATTCTAACACCGTCTACTACAACAGTGCGTGCTATAGCTAACTATCAGACAGATCTTCAAGTACGACCTGTTGATACTGGTACAACACTTAATTTTGTAAGTAAAACACCTAGTTATACTAGAGTTTTTGCTATGGTTACACGTGGTGAAAACGAAAACCCAAGTGTAATTGACATAGGTAGGATAGTTAATGAGTGGGTTCCAGCTAGTATAGATACAATGATTTCTAGTCCACAGAACCAGTTTATTGCGTTCTCAGGACAAAGTTCTAGATACATATATTTCTTTAGAACTTATAGTGATGGAGAAAAAAACGTAGTACAAGCATGGTTTAACTGGGAAGCTCAAGGTAATGTACAAGCTATTGCAGCTGACTCCGATGAATTTTTTGCTGTAACTAAACAGGGTACTCAATATACACTAAGTAAAGCAAGCCTTAGTCAAAGTCCAGAAGACGCTATTATCGTTAATAATGATGGTAAGAGAGTTAATCCTTGTATAGATTTATACGCTACAGCTAGCTCTGTGACTTATGATGCTACAAATAACTTTAGTAAGTGTTTTTTACCTTATGATGACATTTCATATCTTAGTCCAATACTTATTATTAAAGGTTCTACAGCTACAGGTAACTTTATTGAATCTGGTTTTACAATATCACCAGAACGTGATGTAGAGTCAGGAAACCCATATTTTAAAGTTCCGGGAAAAGATTTAACTTCTGTAGCTAGTGATGTTATAGTAGGATTTAAATATGATTTTGATGTTATATTACCAAAAACTTATTTTAAAGTAGATGACTCTGGATCTAAGTCAGACTTTACTGCTAATCTTACAATAGCTCGTATGAAGTTTGCAGTAGGATTATCTGGTGTAATGGGTTTTAAATTAAAATCTAGAGGTGTAGGTCAAGGTCAAAGAGAATATACAGCTGATGGTGTTACCACAGACTTTTCTTGGATTGATGCTGACCTCAGTTATATAGATGATAACCAAATAAAAGTTAAGCAGAATAACGTAGAAACTACAGCATTTACAGTTGACAGAACTGGTAACGCACCTAAAATCACACTTAACTCTGCGTCTACTGAATTAAAAAATTTATCTGGTAATGGTACTGATGTTACATTTGATTTAACTTTTGTACCTATTAACCTTGATCGTATGAAAGTTAAAGTAAATGGAGTAGATTTAGATTCAACACAATTTACAATTAACGGTCAGTTTATTCACTTTACTTCTGCACCCGCATCAGGTACTAATAATATACTTGTATACAGTGCTGATGAAATAGTAATATTTCTTGATGAGTGGTATAATCTTAATCCTGTTATTAAAGCTGACCAATACCTAGCAAACGATATACCGTTATCTGAACAGTCAATCTTTACATTACCTATACATCAGAAATCAGATAACTTTACACTAAGATTATTTAATGACACTCCATTCCCAGTATCTCTTAACTCAATGATGTGGGAAGGTATTTACTCACCAAGATTTTATAGGAGAATATAAACATGATGATGAATCAGTTTGACGTTCCTATGTCAGATGCTGATATTAATATGACGTCAAACCCTGCAAAAGCTATGCTGAATGAACAGCTAGCTACAGGTATAGAGAATAATATATGGGGACCACTTATAGGAGGTGCTGTAAGTCTTATCGGTGCGAGTAAACAGGCAAGTGCTGCAAGAAGTGAAGCCGAGGCTAGAAACGCAGCTACTGAAAGACAGTATGAGTTTGATAAAGAACAATATCAAATGAATAAAGATAAGTTTGATAGAGATAAAGAATATCAAATCGAGCAAATTAAAATTGCAGCTCAAGACGAAGGTAGAGTGGCTGCATATCAAGACGCACGTAACTTATCCCAATATAATTTTCAACTACAAATTCGTAATAAACAACAAGAAACAAACGAAAGAATGTTTCAGAAGTCTGAAGATATATACAAAAATCAGATGAGTATAAATGCTCTTGCAGAAAAGACTGCGAGATCAGACGAATACAGAAAACTAGAAGAAATACATACAGAAGCTGCATTTGATAAAGAAGCAGCTTATTTAGATTCTATGGAAGCCGAAGGTAAACTTCGAGCAAGAGGTGTCGTAGGTCGATCTGCTGACAAACTTGCACAAGTTACTGCCTTTAAGACTGGAAAACAACTAACAATGTTAAACTTATCTTTAGATAATGCAGAAGCAGCTACAGACTCAGTACTAAAACAAATATCAAAAGATAGAACAGTAGCAGACTTAAATGCTTTTGCTGCAAAAATGCTAGACCCCGGTGAAATACCGATGCCAGTTCAGCCACTTAAAACACCAATGGCTACATTTATTTACCCACCACCTACTCAAGAGTTCGACTACGGTCCAGAACCAGTTAAGGGTGCAACTTTCTCAGCATCTGCTGCGACAGCTGGTATATGGGGTAATGCGATAGCAGGTATAGCAGGTCAGATAGGTAACTATTACTCGAATCAAAGTCAACAGTTTAGATAATAACAATGGCAAAAAACTATAAGAAGTACGCTTCTGGGGGACGATTTAACGCAGGTCAGTTATCCCGAGCTGGGATACAACAAATACAAAATCAGTCCCAAATAGTAACAGGTGCTCTTGAAAGACAAGCTAGTCAGCAAAAAGCAACTGATGATTTATACATCAAAAACCTTAGTGGTAAGCTTAAAAGAGAAGCACAAAACAGAGCAGACATAAAAAGTCTAGAGAATAAAGCTTTTGAAATGCGTCAAAAAGCTACACAAAAACGAGCAGAAAGAGAAGTAGAAGCACTCAGAGGAAAGGCTGAACAGTATCGTCAACAAGCCGCAATGATTGGGCAACTTACTCCAACATTAAGTAAAAACTTAAGCAGTATGGCTAGTAGCATTGGAGAGTATGCTGACATAAAATACGGCGAAGCTGAGTTTCAGAGAATGAAAGATGCTGGAGAGTTAGATACATTAACAGATTTCTGGAATGCAACTGATAAACTTGAAACAAAAGTTCGAGCAGAGAAAGATCAGCAACGAATTAATAATATTCAATCCGGTGATAGAACAACATTTGATTATTTATCAGGTGTAGAACGTAACACTAGCAAACATTTACAAAGAAAATTATATCGACACTTAGTACAAAATTTTGATACTTATGAACAAAGTTTTCTAAATTATGTAAGAGAAAAAACCGAAATAGATGTCCATACAAATATCAAAGAACTATACTCTTATAGAGCACATGAGTTTTTAAGGCAGTATGGTATTAGTGCTAAGTCTCCTACTGGAATTAAAGTTGTCGAATTGTTTGATTCTAAAGCTGCGGTAAAAGAATTTCAATTAAAACTTCAACGAGATAAATTAAACGGAGAAAAAGATCAAAGAAATAATACTGAAAATCTACGTAGTGCATGGGGTCAATCTTTAGGACCAAATTATACACAAATTGATCGTTATAACGAGGCTCAAAGTTTCGTCAATAGTATTATTATTGATGGCTTAGGAATGCCTACACAGACTCGAACTGGTACATTACAAGCTAGCCTAAGTGTTAATCCAGTACCAGTCTTTATAGAATGGGCTAAAGGACAAGCACAATCTCCACGTTATAGAGATAATCCTGATTTATTTAAACGAGAAGTTCTTGGTATAACTGAGTTTCAAAATGGTTATATACTACCTACATCAAGAGGTAATGAAAAAGGCATACCTATTTTTGATAAGCTTGAATATTTAGAAACTGAGATCATGGGTAACTATGGTCAAGTAACTTCGGACATAAGGAAAACTGAGCAACGTATATTAGAAGCTAAAGAAGCTGGAGAAATAAAACAAGCTCAAAACCATGTAAGTGTAGAAAGTAACAGATACGATGAAGATTTTAGTCAAATCTATAGAGACATAGAAGCTGCTACAAGTATGGGTGCTAAGAAAGTATATTATGATTATATCAGTTTTCATGCTGCGGACGGTCTAAGTCAGAATACAGTAGATCATGTTTTAAATGCTGCCAAGCAAGGTGACTTTTCTCAATTTATATTTAGATATAATAAACTAGAAAAAGGAGACAAAGAAGGTGCAGTTTTATTACCGTTTAAAAAAACACTAGACTCCCTAGAAGAGGTAGCAGGCAGCTACGATGCAATCGAAACTAAAATAAAAGAAGATGTAAAATCTAAAATTACTGCTGCTGTTAAAGAAAACATGATAGACCAGACTCGTCATGATACAGCTACACAAGCTACAGAAGCCGCAGAATTATGGTTTTATAACAAGTATAGAGCTAATAGTAAAATTGAAGATCCTAATGAGCGTTACATTACCACACTTGAACAGCTTGAAAAGCAACTTGGTTTAGATGAAGCACCCCAAGATGGTATTGTAGGTAAAGGTTTATTTAGAAACAGACCCGGTACAACTGGTGAAAATAAAACTGTATTTATAATGTTTAGTGATGCTGATGCTAAAGGTGATACTATAGGACAAAGTGTAGTAGATTCACAAATTGAAAAAGGTACAAGTGTGCCAGCTATACTAGCTCGAAAAGATCTTGTATCAAATGGAGAAACTAGATTATTAGCAGAAGCCGCTATACGAGGCACTGATAACATAGTTTTACCTAAAAATTTACAATACATACTTAACAATTATTATCCTAAAGGTACAAACGCACATCACATAGTAAATCAGTATTTAGCATTACAAGGATATAAAATTAACATGCCAGCTAGTGCTCATGATTTTGCAGAATATGTATCTGGAGGATCAGTAAAGTATGAAAATATGGCAGCTGCATTAACTAAGCAGTATATTGAAAACAGTGGTTATTCAAGACAGCCTGTAACAAAACCAGCTTGGATGACATTAGCAAATCCAATATATCAGGATTTATTAAGGAGACAATACCCAGAATATTATAATGAATGAAGAAGAACAACTACTTGCAGATGCAAGAGACATGGAAGAAGAGGATCAGACTTTACCAGAAAGTGAATTAAGTATTACTGATTCTATTCCAACTAACGCAAAACAGTTATATCCATCTGCATTTGGTGCTTCATACGGTAACAGTACTGTCGACCTTAGTAACAA